CAAAATATTGATATTGCGAAAAGTAGGCTCTACGGTTCGTGACTCGGTATTTGCGGACGTTCAAGCAGCGTTGTCCTATTTCGGGGTGCTTAATCTATGCAAGGTTAACATGAGCGCATTCCGAATCGAATTGCCAAACGGCGCTGAGCTGATTTTCAAAGGGATGGATAACCCAGAGAAGATTAAGTCTATCAAAGGTATTTCTGACGTGGTCATGGAAGAAGCGTCAGAGTTTACGCTTGATGATTATACGCAGCTAACACTTCGCTTGAGGGATAAAGCACACAAGCAGAAACAAATCTATTTAATGTTTAACCCGGTGTCTAAAGCTAACTGGGTATATAATGCGTTCTTTGTGAAGAACCCTAAGAATACAGTGGTTTACCAAACAACGTATAAGGATAATCGGTTCTTGGACGACTTGACCAAGGAGAATATCGAGGAGTTAGCAAATCGAAATGAAGCCTATTACAAAATCTATGCTTTGGGTGAGTTTGCAACGCTCGACAAACTAGTTTTTCCAAAATACGAAAAGAGATTACTTAACAAGGACGAGCTTAAACAGTTGCCGTCCTTTTTTGGTCTGGACTTTGGGTTTACTAACGACCCTACGGCATTTATGCACGTCAAAATAGACCGAGAGAATAAGCGGATATATATCCTAGAAGAATACGTCAAGAAGGGGTTGCTAAACAACCAAATAGCAGAAGCTATCACTAGCCTTGGCTATTCAAAAGAGGTGATTATGGCCGACTCGGCAGAGCAGAAATCTATTACTGAATTGCAAACGCTGGGCTTGCGTAGAGCTATTCCAGTAGATAAGGGTAAAGGTTCAGTCCTTCAAGGAATTCAGTTCTTGCAGCAATTCGACATCATCGTTGATGAGAGATGTGTTAAGACGATTGAGGAGCTTGAGAACTATACATGGCAGAAAGATAAACATACAAACGAGTACATCAACAAGCCGTGTGATAGTTACAACCACTGCATTGACGCGATTAGATACGCACTGCAAAATCTTATCTTCGTCAAGGATAGACAGGACGTAGACGCTAAAATTAGACGGGTTAACAAACTGATAAGGAGATAGAATGACGAACACAACACATAGTGCTGACGATATTCTGCATGAAGGGCAGTATATCCCTAGATCGTACCAATTCGAGCGGGACATGGAGCCGACTAGCTTACAGAAACGTGAAGACTTCCTTCGTTTCGCAAAAGAAGCTAACACGCACTTCATGGCTCAGTCAGCAGACGACCTAGTGGACACGTTCCAAGGACGTGAGAAGCTAGAGAAGATGGTAGCTCAGTTCCAAGATGAACAGATTGAGCGTTTGAACATCCTAGAGAGCTATTCAAACGGGAATAACTACACGATTCTAAATGGCCGTAAGCGACTAGAAGCAGAGAAGGCTGACTACCGCATTAGGCATGACCTGGGTGGACAAGCTAGCCGTTTCTTCACTGGATATACAGTAGGCCAACCTATTTCAATCGGTGCTACTGACACTAACAGCGACTTGACAGCTATTGATAATTTCAATGCCTACAACGACGTTGAAGCTCTTAACCGTGAATTAGTCTATGACGCTTCACGATTTGGGCGAGCCTTTGAACTCCACTATTATGATGAGTTTGGCAATCCTGCAGTGGTCTTGATTGACGCAAGAGAGATGTTCACTATTCGTAGCGCAGACGTTCGAAAGGACATCATTGCAGCTGTTCATTGTCCTGTGTATAACGGTGAGATGTTTGTCACAGTCTACACCGATAGCAAGATTGTTAGTTATGATCCAAACTGGCAGGAAATCGAACGCAAAGAAAACCCATTCGGGATGGTGCCGGTGGTTGAATGGCAGAATAACCGAGAACGTTCGGGAGATTGGGAGAAAGGTATTCCAATCATTGACGCTTACGATGCAGCGGAATCTGACACGGCTAACTATATGTCAGACCTTAATGATGCCATGCTTGTCATCAAAGGTGATGTAGAAAGCACAGGGATGAATGCGTCTGACATTATGAAAATGAAACACGCTAACATGCTTGTTCTTGAAAGTGGAGTTGGGCACAACGGACAACAAACGTCACTAGATGCTGGCTATATCTATAAGCAATACGATGTCAGCGGTGTTGAAGCGTACAAGTCACGTTTGATTAAAGACTTTTTCCGAATCGTTGGATTGCCTAACTTGCAGGACGACTCGACATTCTCAGCTACGTCTGGGATTGCTATCCGCTATAAGCTCGTTGACTTGCAACAGGTTACAGCCGTCAAACGTGGGTTCTTTGTCAAGGCGCTCAGACGACGCTATAAATTGCTTGAGCTACTGTCTAACAATCTCAAAGGCATCGAACCAGTGGACGCTGACACGCTGACATTTACGTTCCACGAGAACTTGCCAACGGATGTATGGGCCGAGATTCAATCGGCTATCAATTCAGGCATGGAAATCTCACAAGAAACACTTATGGAATCAGCTAGCTTCACCGATGCCCGCAAAGAAAAGAGCCGTTTGCTCAAAGAGGGCGGTGCTACTGATTTAGAAGTTAGTCAGATTGTAGGTACTGAGGATGATGACGAATAATGAACGCTACAATGCCGAGCGAAAAGCACAATCAGACCTAATCAAGCGTGACGTAGAGCGTGACAAAGTCTTAAAAGAGCTTTATCAAGCGTCTTATAACCGCATGCAGAGCCAAATAAACGGTTTTTACATGCGCTACGCTGACAAAGAGGGGTTGAGCCGCGCCGAAGCTATGAAGCGAGCTAGTGAGTTCGATGTCACTGAGTACAAGGACCGAGCTAGGAAGGCAGTAGTCGAGAAAGATTTCTCACACGGCACCAATCAATGGTTAAGACTGTTTAACTTGAAAATGAGAGTCAGTCGTTTGGAGCTGCTCAAAGCAGAATTAAGGCTTGAAATAGCTAGTCTTATATCAGACGTTAACGAAGTCTTTGACGAAGCTCGTGAGAGCGAATATTTAGCCGAGTTTAAGCGTCAAGCGGGTATCTTGGGAAATTCTGCCATCAATGCAGTAAGTCGCATGAGAGCGATTTTAGACGCTGATTTCTACGGTCAGAATTTTAGTCGCAGAGTTTGGGGCAGAAACGGACTTCATGCAAATATGCAGAAGGATGTGTTTAGCTCGTTAGCACGCATCTTCACCGACATGAACGGTTTTAAGCAGGAGCGGCAGCGATTGGCTAAGAAATACAACACAAGCCAAGCCAACGCCCAACGGCTACTCAAGACCGAAATAGCTCGCATTAATGCTGATACAGAGTTGATGATGTTGAAAGAAAACAACTTCACACATCTAATCTATGTTGCAGAAAGTGGGGCTTGCGATATTTGTAAGCCCTTAGATAAAAAAGCTATACCGATCAACAAGGCAGAAAAGGGGGTCAACATGTACCCAATGCACCCTAACTGTCGCTGTTCAGCGTATGGGCACATCAAAATGGAATATAAAGCCGGTGGTAGTGCTCTTGATGAAGAAGCTGTTAACGGCGTTTGGGGTGAATAATCCTTTGTCCAGACCGTGCTGAGGACATTAAAAGCTGCATGAGTTCGTCGAGGTTGGACGTTAAAGCGTAAAGAAAGGAGCCTATCATGGCAGGAAAAGAACTTGAAACAGTTGAGAATCCTCAAGAGGTTGAAGCTAGCCAACCAGAAAAAGAGGAGAAGATGGTGTCAGTCGCTGAAATGCAGCGTAGACTCAAGCAGATGGAAGAAAAACATACTCTTGAAATTGCTGATATGCAAACCGGTATTCAATCTCAAATCGAGGAAGCCGTTGCTAAAGCTAAAATGAGCGAAGAAGAACTTCAAGAGCTACAACAGAAACAGCGGGATAAAGAATTCGAAGAAGCCCAGAGCACAATTGCAGCACTTCAAGCTCAAATCGCTCAACGTCAAATGCAGGATATCGCTATTAAAGAGCTCGAAGCTCAAGGCGTTCCCGTTAATGAGTCAACGCTTGCATTCGTTGTAAAAGGCGACGAAGAAGCTACCAGGTTAGCTGTTTCAAACATGGCTAACATCCTAAACTTGCAGAAACGAGAAGAAGCCAAAGCTCTACCACCTCGTACTAGTGGTGGAGAGGAAGGACGTTCACATCGTGGAAAAGACAAGTTTGACAAAGCCAAAATCACTAATTTCTAATTTAAGAAAGGAGAGCTTATGGCTCAACAAAAATTTAATCCAGACACAGTTCTATTGTCTGATTCTCTTGGGAAAGAGGTCACATCAGAACAAATCACTGATCTATTCACTGACGAACTCGTTAAAACTTCAAAAGTTATTCAGCTTGGCCAAAAAGTTGAAATGGACGGCAAAATGGTCCGCAAAGGAGTTGAAGTTGGTCAATTGACAGACGCTTACTTTGTTGGTGAAGGTCAAAAAATTGGTACTGCAAAAGTACAAACTAAATCTTACGTTCTTGAATCTCGCAAATTGGCAGTTATCTTGCCGGTAACAGAAGAAGTCCTTAACTACACTTGGACTGATTTCTTCGAATCAATCAAGGATAAGATTGTTGACTTGTTCAACAAAAAAATCGACGGAGCAGCATTCCTTGGGTTGTACAACAACCCATTCGGTGCCAACGTCTTGGCGTCTGCTAAACGTGCTCAAAACATCGTATCTGGGGACATCAACCTCAATAACATTTACGATGTGGAAGATAAGTCAGAAAAAGAACCTAACGCATTCGTAGGTCACCGCACTATCAACCGCACACTTCGTGGAATCGTCGACAATGTGAACGGCGGTCAACACATCTTCACTAAACCAGCTAACCCTAACGCAATCGGTGAGCTTGATGGTCTTCCATATTCTCAACTTCGATTGCAAGATGGGCAAACTTACCCAGCAGGTACATTGATTACTGGTAACTTCAACGGTTTGGTTTACGGTATTCCAAACGGTACTAACTTGCGTCTTAAAATCGCAGACCAAGCTACTTTGTCTAAAGTTCAAAATGACGGCACACTTGATTCTGGTGACGTTCACTTGTTTGAACAAGACATGCAAGCACTTCGTGCAATCTTTGAAATTGCCGTAGCGATTCCAAACGACGAAGCATTTGCAGCTATCCAACCAGTAGGAGTCTAGTCAGGAGGTTTAAATGGCCTATAAAGCTAAGATTGTGTTCCGTGACTTGCAAGATAACGAGTATATCTATCAAGTCGGGGAAGTTTACCCACGAGAAGGCTATGAGCCATCTAAAGAGCGTGTGGCAGAAGTTCTTGAAAAAGGAGGTATCGAACAAGTCGAGCCGCCAAAAGAATTTACAGTCAAGGAACTCAAAGCAAAACTTGATGAAGCTGGTGTCGAGTACGATGCCAAAGCAAAAAAAGCAGATTTAGAAGAACTTCTAAAGGCTGCGGAGGAGGTCTAAAATGAACGATATCCAACTTGAAAAGATTAAGCGTCGGTTGGGTATCGACGTTGAAGACGATCTTGAGGATGAATTGATTGAGGACTTAGTCAACGACGCTGAGAGTTATTTCAAAGCGCTAGTCGGAACAACCGAGATTGACAAGAAATATCATTTCATCATCGAAAATGTTGTTTACAAGCTCTATGGTCGTAAGGGGTCAGAAGGTGTCAAAACCGAGAACGTAGACGGCTATTCAGTCACCTACGAGGACTGGGACGACATGTTTAAGCCTTACAGAAAGATTCTGGATAAAGATTTTGGCCTAGATGGCTCATTAGCTCGAAAAGGTAAGGTGAAGTTTCTATGAAAACACCACACCGCATTAAGCTAGTGAAGCAAGGTGTTTCGACTTATAACCCGATTACTGATAAGCACGAAGAAAAGGCACAGTCTAGCAAGATTGTGCCTTGTTTAGTCAATTTTATTGACCAACAGCGTGCGTTTGAGGCTTATGGGAGTAGGTCGGACGTGGTCATGATATGCCGATTCAATCAAGAGCAGAAGCCGTTTGACTATGCTCTATATGAAGGCAAGAAGTATTATCCTATCGAACGCATTGACGCACCGATAAAAGGAGCAATCCGATTGAAACGAGGTGAGCTAAATGGCTAATTTCACAATCGAGTGGAGAGGGGACACAGTCCTCGCTGCCGCTTTGAACAAAGCAAGTCAAGGAGTTAGAACACAAGCTCAAAACGCTCTTAAAAACTCAGCTGAGAAGGGCAAGAGCATTTCAAAAGGTCTTGCGCCAGTCGACACTGGTTTTTTGAGAGCTAATATCACCACTAGGCACATGGGCGAAGAATCGCACATCCACTCAGCGGCGTCTTATAGCGGGTTTCAAGAGTTTGGCACACGCTATCAGCCTGGAAAACCGTTTATGCGTCCTATGATGCGCCAAATCGAGCCTTATTTCACTGAACAAATCCGTAAAGTTATGGAAGGAGCCTTTAAATGACACCTAGCCACGACTTATTCAGAAACCTATTCGCTATTGCTAGTGAGAAACTGGCAACTTACGACTACTTACCCGATTCATCCGCTAGCTATCCATTTGCGTTTATTGGTGAGAATAGCTCAGCGCCTATACTTAATAACGAAAACTTTGGAACGATAAGACAAACCGTCCATATCTACGGGACTAGAGTGCAGCGTGCAGAGCTAGACGCTCACTGTCAAACGTTGGAACGAGCTAGCGAACGAATTAAAGGGTTTGAATACAACTTATTAAAAACTGGGACAGACAAGCAAGTCTTACCAGATAATACAGACGTCCAGCCATTGCTACACATTGTGCTGGATTTTTCATTTACATATACCAAAAAGGAGGAATAAATGGCAGAACTTATTTTGGGGAAAGACCTAATGGTCTTCTTCCGTCGTGTCAAAGACCAGAAAACACAAGACGCTGCTAAGGTACGTTTCCAAACAGAACACACTATCAACGCTGAAAAAGAGGTCGAAACTACGAAAACCAAAGACGGCGTAGTCAACTCTATTTCAGACGGTGAAGTGTCTGGGGAATTCGTATCACTTGCTTATCGTGAGGATGGAACCACTACTGAAATGTGGCGTGAAATGCGTAAATGGTTCATCGCAGGCGACAAGGTAGAGTGCTGGCAAGTTGACCTTGCTTCCAAACGTACTGCTGGTGGCAAAGATGTCTATGACGTTGAATATTACCAAGGTTATCTTAAAAACTTTGAAATCGCAGCACCCGCTGACGACAAAGTGGAACTATCTTATGAGATGGCTATCGATGGCAACGGTATTATTTCAACCGACAGCTTGACAGAAGCTCAGAAGAAAGCAGTCGCAAGCGCTCAATACGACTACCACACTCTTGCTAAAGAAGACAACCTAGTTTCATCTATCTAGTCTATTGCAGGGGCTTTGTGCCCTTGCTTTTTTTGTATAAAAGGAGAAATAAAACATGATTCTATCTATCAACGGACGAGACTTTAATTTGATTTTCGGACTTGCATTCTTGCGTGAGATTAACAAATTGCACTCAGCAGATCTTGAAGGCATTAAGACTGGCTACGGAGCTATGACATTGATTTCAGCCGGTGTTGCTATCAATGACCCGCTAGCATTCGTGGATATCATCAAAGCTGGCACGATTACAGCGCCACAAAAACCAAGTGATGCTGACATTGAAGCCTATCTTGCTGATTTGATTGACAAAGGTAAATACAAAGAGACAATCGACTCTATTATTGACGAGTTAAAAGCGTCATCCCTACTCAAACTCGCAATGAACGTTCAAGAGTAGGGTACAATCAACCAGATTATGATTTCAGCTACAATGACGCAATGGCTCTCTTGATTGCAAGGCACGGCATGAGCTATGTAGAAGCCGCTAGGACGACACTTGTTGAATTTGAGGTGTACAATACCGCCTACGCAATTAAACAAGAGGACATCCGTTTTAACGCAGCGATCCAAGCATGGTATAACCAGACCGTCCAAGCTACCAAGGGTAAGGGCAAGAGTGTTCGCTCAGCTTACAGGACCTTTAATGAGTTTTATGACCATGAAAAAGAGTTCAGCAAGATATTCAAGCCAGAGGACACTGCGCCTAGCAATCGAATGCTCTCGTTAGCTGATAAGAATAGAATCATCAATCAACAAAAGAAAGGGGGTAGTTAATGGGAGCATCTTTTGACGTTACGGCCATACTTCGTGCCAACTCAAGCGATTTCACTAATGGTGTCAATGCTGCCAAGTCTGCCCTTGCTGATTTGAGAAATCAGTCTGGGGGCATGCTCGCTCAAGTTGGTAGCAGTTTGAAGTCAGTCGGGAGTGCTATGCAGTCAGTCGGAGCTGGAATGACTACAGCTTTCACACTTCCGATGGTCGGTGGTCTGAC